TATGCAACTCCTGAAATTGTAGATGTTAATTTGATTATTGGTGGACCTGGTGTAGATGCTACAGATACATCAACTGGTGTTTACTTGGCAGGTCTGGTTGGACAAGGTTCTTCAGCACGAAATGATGCTATGGTATTCTTGTCACCGACACTTACTGATGCTACTGTAACTAAAACAGCAGCTGCTATGACAACCACAAAAACTACTTATGGTTCTAATAGTTATGTAGTTATGGATGGTGCATGGAAATATCAGTATGATCGTTATCGAGATATGTTTATGTATGTCCCGATGAATGGTGATACTGCTGGTCTTTGTGCTAGAACAGAACATACAGATGATGCATGGTGGTCACCTGCTGGAATGAGTCGTGGTCAAGTCAAGAATATTGTTAAACTTTCTTGGGAACCGACAAGAGCAGATCGTGATGCTTTATATCAAGCAAGTGTTAATCCTTATATTACAATGGCTGGAGCTGGAGTTATTCTTTGGGGAGATAAAACTGCTCAGATTACACCAACTGCATTTGATCGAATTAATGTTCGTAGGTTGTTTATTGTTTTGGAAAAAGCAATTTCAACTGCTGCAAAAGCTATGTTGTTTGAGTTCAATGATGAGTTTACACGAAGTTCTTTTGTGAATATGGTTGAACCTTTCTTGAGAGAAGTACAGGGACGCCGTGGTATTACTGACTTTAAGGTAGTATGTGACGGTTCAAACAATCCTGGTAATATTATTGATACAAACCAGTTTGTTGGTGACATTTATGTTAAGCCAGCAAGGTCTATCAATTACATCCAGTTGAACTTTATTGCCGCACGAACTGATGTTTCTTTCTCAGAAATCGGTGGTTAATCTTATAAATACTTAAAAACTTAAAGGAGTAATAAAATGGCAACAAGTATTCACGATTTTTCATCAAGATTTAGAGGAGGGGTTCGAGCTAATTTATTTAATTGCCGCATATCAACTCCGAATAGAGGTCAATTGGCAGATTTTGAATTTCATTGTAAGGGGACTTCAATGCCTGCTTCTACGGTAGGAAATATTGATGTGCCTTATCGTGGCCGTCAATTGAAAGTGCCGGGAGATCGTACATTTGCAGATTGGACTGTAACTGTATTTAATGATAGAGGTATGTATATTCGTGGTGTGTTTGAGGAATGGATGGCTAAATTGCAAGACCATTGGGAAAATAAACAAGATATGGGTATGAGTCCTTATGGCAAAGCATCTGTAACTCAATTAAGACGCGATGGTGGATCAGAACGTACTTATAATATTACGAGTTTGTATCCTACAGAAGTGGCAGCTATTGATGTTGCATGGGATTCTAATGACGCTGTTGAAGAATATGCAGTAACTTTCGCAGTTAATCATTGGGTTGCTGGTGCTGGTACACAAGCATCTGCTTCTGGTAATAATCCGAAATGGGGAGTTGAAGTTAGAGCTGATTCTGAAGGTAATGTAGGTGCAGATGTTTGGGCATCAATTACTAAAAGTTTAGGCGTGTAATATCTAATATGAATTAAAGGGGGTGAGTTTCTCACCCCCTATTATTATGAATTTTTAAAAGGGAACTTTTTATGGCGTTTGAGTTATTTGGTTTTGAAATAAAATCCAAGAAGGAGAAGAAGGGCAAAACTTTTGTAACACCAGAAAATCTTGACGGAGCAACACAGATTATTGATGGAGGTGGGATTCTTGGGCATTATCTCAATACAGATTCAGATGCTCATGACGAAAAAAAGTTAGTCCAAAAATATCGTGAAATGTCTTTTTCCCATGAAGTTGATGGGGCTATAGAAGATATTATTAATGATGCTGTGATTCATGAGGAAGGTGTGCCTGCTGTCGCTCTTGATCTGGAATCGTTAAAATATACAGATAGTATTAAAGATAAGATACATTCTGAGTTTTCTACACTTCTTGATCTGTTAGATTTTAATTTGACAGGTGCAGATTTATTTAAGAAGTGGTATGTTGATGCAAGATTGTATCATCATATTGTAATTGATAACAAAAGACCAAAGGATGGAATTAAAGAATTAATTCCAATTGATCCTTTGAATATTGAAAAGATACGAGAAGTAAAGAAATCAAAAACTGGTGGTCAAAATCAAATAGAAGTTGTTGATGATGTTTTAGAGTATTATCTTTATACACCAGATCAATTTGGTGGTGGTAGATTTTTTCAAGGACAGTCAACACAGAATGCTGTTCAGGTTGCTCCCGATGCAATCTCATATGTTCACTCTGGTTTAGTTGATTCAGTAAAACAAATTATTATTGGTTATTTGTTTAAAGCAATTAAACCATTCAATCAGTTACGAATGATTGAAGATGCACTTGTTATCTATAGATTAGCAAGAGCTCCAGAACGAAGAATATTTTATATTGATGTTGGTAATTTACCTAAGTTAAAAGCAGAACAATATCTGCAACAGGTAATGAATCGTTATAAACAGAAGATGATTTATAATGCAGCTACTGGTGAAGTTCAAGACCAGAGAAAACATCTTGCCATGTTGGAAGATTTCTGGTTGCCAAGACGAGAAGGTGGTCGTGGTACTGAGATCAGTACACTTCCTGGTGGACAGAATCTTGGTGAAACAGATGACATAGAATATTTCAGAAAGAAACTGTACAAGTCTTTGAATGTTCCAATCTCAAGAATTGAGGGGACTGATTCGACACAGTTTAATCTTGGAAGAGCTTCTGAGATTACAAGAGATGAAGTAAAGTTTGGAAAGTTTGTTAGTCGTTTACGACATAGATTTTCTGGTCTTTTTACAGACCTTCTTAGAGTCCAGTTGATTTTAAGAGGTATTATTAAAGAAGAAGATTGGTGGGAAGTTAGAGATCGTATTCGTTATATCTGGGCTAAAGATTCTCATTTCATGGAGTTGAAAAACTCTGAGATATTGAGAGATCGTTTTGAGTTAGTTTCAATGGCTGAGGAGTATGTTGGTAATTATATTTCTAAAGAATATCTGCGTAAGAATATTTTACAACAGAGTGATGAACAGATAAAAGAAATTGATAAACAGATAGAAACAGAAAAACCAGAAGAACCAGAAGATGATACGGAGGATGATGATGAGGACTTCTAAACCTTATAAAACTATGAAATCTATTTTAAAAATAAAAACAGATAGTTTTCTTGAAACTTATAAAAAGAATTTATTCTCAGAGGCCATGTGGAAAGTAGAGGTTGAGGGGTTTCCCCCATTTTATATGGATGGTTCAAGTGCTGGTGAAGTAAAGATGGCTCTCAAGAAAAAATTAAAAAAGCCAAAAGAGATTAAATCTATTGAACGTATTCAAAAAACTGATTGGAAAAAGAATGTCATGGATAGAATTTCTGGTAAAGAAATTCCTGTTGATGAAAGTGAAGTTCAAGTAAAACAATGGATCAAAGAAGAAACTCTTACAGATGATTTATTGGTGGATGCTATTAAAAATGTAATGAAAGAAAGGGTCAAAAATGGTTGATATAGCAAGTAACATTTTAAAAAATATTTTCAGTAAAAAACTTACTAAAGCAAAAGAAGGTATTGCAAAAAGTTTAAAGACCAAATCTTTAAAGGCTATTGAAGATTATAAAAATAGTTTTAAATTTGAATTACCAAATTCCGAAACTCCAACCACTCCCGAAACTCCAAAGGCAGATACATGAAAACTTTTAAACAATATTTCAAAGAAGGTCTTGCAGATGTAAGACGAGCTAATAGAGATAAAGAGGGTGCTTTAAGAAAAGCTAACAGAGATAAAGAAGCTACAGTTCGTAGAGCAGAGCAAGAAAAAGATCAAGCAAAACGAAGAGCCGAAAGAGAAAAAGATATTGAAAAGGCAACTGCAAAATCAAAGAAAGAAAGTCTTGTTCAAAAAGTAGTAGAGTATATTAGATCAGATGGTGCAAGAAAAAAATGTGCTGGTGGTGATGGTCGAAGAACCGAGAACCATGATTGTGATAAAGTACATCCAGATATGTCACATGATGAATGGGATGCATCACAAG